CTTTTGCCCGTTGGATTCTTTTCAGTTACTGCTGTTTGAAGTTTTGAACCTGGATTTTCTCTACGATAAGCATTAACTGCCGCTTGACTCAAACCATCAGTTTTATCTTGACGATTAACTTTTTGCCAATCTTCATTAAATTCTACCTGTTCTCCATACGGTTTTATATATTTTTTTGAAGGACCTGGACTTGCGGGACTTCCACCATTAAAACCTGCCTGAATTAAAGGTTGTCCAGGAGTGAATTCTGATATTGAATGATTAACTACTTTTGCATCTGGATATACTTTTTGAATTTCGTATGTTACTTCTTGGCGAGTTGGAATTTTTGTCGTTGGGAAAAACATACGTATAGCATAATACTTACCTCTCCAAGATAGGGTAACAGCAATTATATTGCCGGTTTGCGATTGAAGTCTTGTTGCCTCTTTTAATTGGGATTTAAATCCTTTGATCGGATCTGGATTAATAATATCCACTACTTCAGCGAATGTATTTCCATCACTATCCTCGATGGTAACATCTTCTGCCTTCACGCAGTTTGGATATCTTTTTCCAAACATTGTTTTCATTCCTTTCTTCTTATAACCAGGCCAACATTTCTCATTTAAGATTTCATCTAAAATTTTATCTGTTAATTTCTGTTCTTTCATCTCACCACTATCTACATAATCTGCTGCTGCATCAATATAATCTGCTGCTTTTGTAATTTTTGATTGAACCCAAGCTTCAATATTTCCTTCACCTTTTTTCATTTTATTTTGAAGTCTTTTTGCTGCAGAAATAATTGTAGAAAGTTCTGAACGAGCCATTGAATATTCATGATCATATGATTCTGGAAATGCATATGGCATAACTACTTTATAATCTTCCTTCCCTTTAACCATTTCCTCTGGAACTGAAAAAAGATCCCAATATTTTACACCATATCTACATTCATCTCTTGTCTCAAGTTTTTCGCATTTTGGACAATATCTTTGAGCCTTTTCCCGAATTGGACCATTCCAATCATAATCAAGAGCATTATCATTCATACTTTCGGATTTTGTTCCCCAGTTATCTGCACCAACTTTACGGCACTTTACAAGTGCTCCAGAAGCATATGCACTGGGCCAAACACTGTAACGTGATTTTACTTTATGGTAACAAGCATCTTTTTTGCCACTACTTTTTCCTGGTTTGTCTTTTTCTGCTTCTTGGATGTTCATGGCTTCCTTTAATCCTGGTTCTGGTTTTACGTAATCTTTACTTTTTCTTCCCTTTGCAAAAGTTGGAACATTAGTTGGTTTTGATGCTCCAGATTTTTGTTGTTGTCCTGGATCTTCTTTACGTTTACGACTAACAGCTGAACGAATTATTGATTCTCCTTTTTTTCCTTTTCTCTTTAATGCAGAAAGTCTTGAACTACTAAAACATTTTGGAGTTTTTGTTTCTCCTGGTTCATTAGCACAAGGAGATCTATCTGCTTGAACCCATCCAGGTTTTCCATCTTTTGATCGAGAACCTTTAAACCAATGATGAAGAGAACCCGCTTCATTAATTTTAACATCTTTAAATTTTTTATGATGCTTTTTAGCATCTGCTTCCATCTTCTTCAAACGAGTATAATAATCAGGAATCTCATCAAGATGTTGAAGAGCAATATCTTTAGCTAAATCGTGATCTTGAGTGTGCTCATGTTCAATTGGTTCACCCATGTCAAGTTGCTTTTGTATGAAAGACACATCAAGACGATGCTTCTTTGCAATCTGCTCAACTGTTTTATGTGTCTTAATCTTTTGCATTACTCAACTGGTTTTGATTTAGTCTGCTCACCTTTTGCTCTTTTTTTCCTTCCCGCACAATGAGCACGTTGAGAAAATCCTTTTGGATTTGAGCAATCAATATTCTTTTTATATTTATTACTCCAATCCTCTTGAAACTGTTTAAACGTTTTCATTTTCGGTTTGTCTCTTTAAAAATTTTTGAAGTTCTGCTGTGGATCCCACGAAAAGTGCATTATTTACTGTTGTAGGACCTTTAGGTACTTTCTCTTCTTCTATGTCCTTTAGTTTCTTTTGAAGATCCATGAGTTTATCTGTAGCGTCTGCAACATTTTTTATGAGTTGTCCAGCTACTTCATACGCTCTTGGCATTTCACTTTCTTGAGCTAGTTCTAAAATACCGTTTATTGCTTCCTGTCCTTTTTGGATCAACGAGTACAAATTTCCTCTAGTATACTCATAATCTTTTTTAATATCATCTATTGGTGATGATATTTTTTCTATTTTTTCAATGACTTCAGTATCCTTTGGAACTATTTTATCAGAGACATTGAATGTTTCGTTTAAATCGTCGAATTTTTTTGTCATCTTCATAAAATAGATCCATTAAATCCAAAATCATCTCCATTTTCAATAAGAAGATTATCTGCAGTAGTAATTGATTTTATTGGAGCTCCTGAAAGATGAGATGTGATTGTTGTATCATCTCTACCACGATCAACAGTTAAAATATTTCCTGCTTTAGATTTAACATAAACTTCTTCACCTTCAATATCTAGATATGTATTTGCTACAATTGAACTTGCATCATTAACTTCAATTAGAGTATCGGAAGTTGAAATATCTTTAGATAGATTAGTTAAAACTACACCAGTATAATTTTTAATCGCTCTAGGTTCCGCTGAATAAACAATTTCTCTTGTTGACGTAGAAGATGGATCTCCAGCAGTAACACTGATTGTAGACTTTTTGATAATATCTTTTGTTGCAGTAGAAATGGGTCCAAAAAGATAAGTTTTTGCAGTAAATCTTAATGTATAAATTAAAACTCTTCTTGTAGTAAAATTTCCTTCATAATCATCAACCATAGTTATGTTTTCCAAAATGATTGGAATATCTCTCTTTTCATCAATATCATCTAATAGTTTTATGGTTAAATTATATACAGGTTGAAAGTATGGTAAAATTTGTTCTACAATCTGTAAAGCATCATCATTTAATTTTGCCATGACGCTAAGTTCAAATTGTATGTTATATGGAACTGGCATATATGCCTTTTTTACTATGGTTCCATCTGAAGAATCTTTTGATGTAAATGTCTGAGATGTTGTTACTTTTCTAGATGAATCATAAGAAATTCCAGTCATTTCAAATGACAATCTTGGAAGTGTCATTTGAATTGGCTTACTTAAATCTGGAGATTGTTCTAAACGAGCAAGAAATTTTTGAGTCGGACCATAAGACAAAGGAACTTTAATCACACTTGTTACCTGATCGGAATCGTTTGTGTGCTTTATAGTTATGTTGTTAAATAGAGAACCAAATCCTATAATGGTTCTTCTAAAGATTTCGTGGTAGAAATATTCAAACATAATATTATCTTTTTATTATTACTATTTAACAGTTTTTTAACTATGGCATTCCAAATGGATTTTGCTCAGAAAAATCTACAATGGCATCTGCCTCAGTTTCTATATTTTGATTATCAGCATATCCATCAGCAATTGGATCTGTATCTATTTTGCCCAACATGTAGAACGAACTTGAAGCTGCTCCTACAATATTTTCTCCAACAATAAATTCTCCACTAACTGTTCCTACCTCTAATTTATTAGTCACTGCATTCCATGATCTTACTCTTGCAGTTGTTCCACTCTTTGAACCTGTTACTATTTCATTAAATTCATATGTTCCAGAACCACTTAGATTTGGATTTGCAATTCTAATAGTTGGAGCAACAGTATATCCTAATCCTGCATTCGTAATTCTTATGGATGTTACTGAACCTGCTGCACTTACAACAGCGTATCCTGTAGCAGAAACAATTCCAATACCTCCAACTTTGCTGAAAATAACATTTGGAGAAGTTGAATATCCAGATCCTCCATTTGTAATTGTCACTATTCCAATAATTCCATCTCCCAAAACTGCAGTTGCGGCTGCTCCAGATCCACCACCTCCAATAAAACGAACTCCTGGAGTTTGAGTGTATCCGTATCCTGGATTTATAAGTTCAACACTTTGAACAGATTTTGCCGCCGGGTTTACATTATCATTACAAACTACAATTCCTCCTATCATTACAGCAGAGGCAATTCCAGTTCTACCAGAGACTGAAGCTGATGATATTCCCACAACTGGTGTTGATGTATATCCTCCACCCCTGTTTGTAACTGTGATGAGTCTTATACCACCATTAATTAATCCAGTAACGGCAGTTGCAGTAACACCAACACCAAGAAGGGTTAAGGTTTGAGTTACAGAAACTGATCCAATTTCACTTCCAGTACCCTCTTCATTAGTTCCATCAAGAGCATCATCAACATCAGGATAACCAGTATCAATAACTTCATCTTCATATCTAAACAACTCACACCTAAGTTCATACGTATAATTTTTCATCAACTGATAAAAAGGTTTTTCATGTTCCACGTATTTAATTTCAAAAATACGTTTACCGAGAGGAAAATAAACTAAGTCACCTTCTTTTGGGCGATTTGCCAACTTAATATTACTTTTTGCTTGAATTAATGGAGTTATATAATTTAAAAATCTTTCTTTAGAAATAACCAAAGTCAATTCATTCAATGCTTGTATTCCAAACTTTGACAGTAAAGTTGGATTATCACCATACCCTTCATATGAACTTACATAAGCTTCTATTGGATAGGCATCATCGAATAAAGATTCAATAACCTCTCTTATAACTGTTTTTTCTGTAATATATTTTCTTGGTAAGTAATAAACCTCAACACCATACATTCTGATCTGCTCATTGATCAAATCCTGAACAAGATTTTGCTCACCGCTGCTTCCCTGTAGAAAAAATGGGTTGAGTGCCATATAATTAACCTATCATGTCCAGAGGTGGAAGTTCATATGTATTGGACATTTTTTCCATCAGAATGTCAATCTCTCTCTGAGCATCGTCGTATAATTGCCTACCATTTAGTTCAACTCCTCCAGGAAGTTTAACTCCTTGGAATTTGATTAAATTTTGTCCCCATTGACGTTTTATTAAAGATGTTAGATAAGGTTTTAAGAATGAATCATTCCAAACTCTACTATAATCACTTGGATCTAGTGTAGAATAACAATCTATGATGAAATAATTTCCTTCCGTTACGGCACCCCAATCAACGTCCAAATATAGTCTATCTTGTCTTTTATTAAATCTAATCTGTTTTTGTGTCGTGAGGAGAAAATCCAAATCTTCCAAGTAAGTTTTTACCATAGCATAACTGAGAATTTCAGTCGCTCCCCAATAATAAACGTCATTTAAAAATAATTGATATTTAACACTAAACATATTATGTGTTATAGTGTTAGAACCATCATAGTGGAAGATCTTATTGATGCCGATTATTGAGGGGGGAACCTGCAAATAATTAGCATTTTCGTAATAATTAAAAGTGGTTGCTGCACCAACAATATTTGTTGTTACTGAAGTAGTGGAAATGCCAACTCCATTAGTTGGTTTTGCTCTCCCCCTATCGATATCATTTTGAGTTATTTTATATTTAAAGAATGTTGGGTATACGCCATCAAAATGTCTTTCTTGGAAGAACTGAATAGCATCATCCACCAGGTCATCAATTTGTTCATCCGCTACGTTAATTTCTAAAACTGGATACCCAAGTTTTCTTTTACAATAATCTATTAATTCTTGTCTAGTAGATGGTTGAGCCATTTATCCTATCCACTTTAGAAATATTTATAGATTAATTTTCATCAAGTCTTTTACGACTTCTTGTTGCTTCAAATATAGTTTTATATATGATTTTGCAACATTTTTAATTTGATCAATTTCTTCAATTGAATCAATTTCAATGCAAGCTTTCATGTATTCAAAACTTTTAGATAAATCTTCTAACGTAATATCATTTGGATTCATTGACTAAACTCCTTAATAAATTTTTAATTTCGTCAATATCACCTTTCATGTTGGCAAGATCGCTTTCAAGATTTTGTAATTTTTGACTTTCTTTATTTTTAGTCTCTTTTCTTTTTAAATATTCATTATATTCTGACATATTGGTATTAATAATTGAATTGTTTTGGGGATCTCTAACTAAGTTAGAAAATCCCTCTACTTTGATATAATCCATCAGGCTAATGCAATTACTTTCAAATCTCTAATCCTCGGTGGATATGCTTGATTCGTCGAAGTCAGAATAATTTTAATTCTATAAGAATTAAAACTTGGCAAATCATTAATTGTAAACTTGTATTCTTTAAATTCAAGTGATGGTGAGGCAAATCCTAAAGAAGATGATTGCGGAATGTATACGTCTGGTTTTCCATTGGAATTAGAAGAACTAATAATTTGTCCTTTACTATCTAAATTATCCCATCCTGGGAATGGAATAAAGATAGGATCAAAATTTTGTTTATTATCTATTGCATAAAATGCACGAATGTCAGAATATACATTGATATGTGCATCTAGAATAATTTGGATAGATGAGGCAGGATTTACAAGATTTGTTTCTTTTGAAACATATTGACATGATGATGGATCTAAATCAATAGAATTAACTCTTCTATCTGTTGCGTAATTTGTAACAGGACGATCGATTCTATTTGAAGTCAGAATTACACTGGTTCTTTCCAAATCTACAACTGGGCTTACTTTTGAGTCAAGTGTTGACATAATAAGCCTCATATTAAATGATTTATTATTTGGAAGATTAGTTAACTTATAGTATTCATTTACTTGCGAACAAATAATACGAGTGCTATCTAGATAATTTGATTCATTTAAAGAAACGGATTCGTATCCCTTATCAGTATATGGAATTTCATTTCCATTAATACTCTTACCAGTGACTGTTCTTATCTCAGAGCTAATACTTGTTCCCCTTACAGTGAGATTCTGAATCATTGGCGTTATCACTTCATATGGCATGTTTTGAGTAGCAAATACATTTGCTCCGCCGGTAATCTTAGTTTCATTGAAGTAAAGTTTGGGGAAACTTAATCCATCACTTCTACCAACACCACTACTTGAAGACATGTCAATTGGAAGTGTATATGAATCAAATGTTATTGGAGTAGATCCTGTATAATTTCCTAAGTAGTGAATTTTATTAACTCTTCTCAAAGAAACACCACCCATCTCATACTTTTGAACTAAAGATCCTACTGGATGATTTCTTGGAATAGTTCCATCAACACCTCTTGTAATAGTTCCTCCAATTTGATTTCCTGATGCTGAAGTATATGAGATAACTTCATCACCAACTAAAACATAACCGACATTGGTTGTTCCAATTCCAATATTTTCAAACGTGTTAAAAAGGTTAATATTTTGAACTGATAATGGAGCAACAGAATCGCGTGTGTATTCTAAAACTAATTGTGTTGGAGGAATGTCAGATTCCACACCTTCAATTCTAACGTAGTTATCTTTGAAATACATTCCATGATTTTTATGATTAACTATGATTGAGGTTCCATCACTCACTACTGAAATTCTGTTAATCAGCACATTTCCACCCGTAGATGAATTGAGAGTTGTAACTAAACCAACACTGTTAATAAATCTTATTGTTCCTCCAACTCCAGTTACAAAATCACCTTGAACATTGTCTAAGAGAAGTTCGTTAGTGCTAGCTATTGAAACAACAGATAGTCTTAAATCTCTTCCCTCTGGAGAAGATCCTAATTGAGTAACGCTTAAAACATCACCTGTTTGATATCCACTTCCCCCAGCATTAATAGTTGCTGCAATTGCAACTCCATTTGTAACTGTAATATTGGCAGTAGCATTAACACCTGTCCCAGTAATAGAAGTTAGTGCTACTCCAGTAAATGTGTAAGATCCACCCATCGTAAATGATGGAGTATATCCAATTCCAGGATTAATAATTGATAGTGTGGAGAAAGCTGATCCTGCACTTCCTACATAATTTCCAGATGCATTGGTGTTTGCTTGTAAAACTGTAGAACCTAACAGTAAGTTAGAATCAACAACTGTTTGTGCAAGTCCAACGCGAAGTCTTCTTGAGTTTGTAATTAAACTATCTGGAAGTAAATTTGTAATTTGTTTATTACCTTTTGATAATGGAGGGTTTCTCAAATCAAGAGTTCCATTACTTAGGAAATTTGCTCTATACAATACAAATTTTAAGTCTTCCCATTGGCTAGGATCCCATGTAGTTCCATTTTGAGACTTAAATAAAGATCCAAGATACGGTTGAGTCGAAATGAATTCTTTTGTAATTAGATCGTTTTCGCCAACTCTTGAGATAAAAACATTATAAGCAGAAGAATTTGATAATAATACTATACAATATTCCTTTAATCCTTCAAGATAAACAGGAGCATCAAAAGTAAAGGTTGTTGCTACAGATCCGTTTTCTGATAAATTAACTCTATCTGGACGTAAAATAACTTCTGAAAATGGAAGTATTTTAGTTGTTGGAGTTCCTAACTCTACTGTTCTAATTTGTAAAGTCACAGGAACATTTACTGTATCTTTAGTTTTGAAGAAAATATCACACTTAGTCAAGAAAATTCCCGATGTATCGTCAACAAAGAAAGATTCTGCAAGAGGATCATAAAATCCAATTTGAACACTCTGAGATGTACTTGAAACTAATTGAGATGAAACGAGTTGGCTTGTTGTTTGAGAAGCAGCTCTAGACTCTGAAGTTTGAGTAACTTCAATTCTAGCATTTCTTACTGCAAGAATATTTTCTTGAACAACTTCTAAGGTTCCTTGAGATGTAAATGTTGATTCGGCAAAAGTAGTTGATGTAGGTTTACTATTTTGTGTATTATTAATTAAGGTAAATACTTTAGTTCCCGCAGGGAATTGAGGAAATCCCACAATATCTGGTGGAATAAAGAAACTTCCTCTAACTTCTGCTGCAAAATCTGAAATTAATCTAACCGAAGTTATTCTTGCTTGTGCTCCACTACTCTGTCCTACAAGAAGCATATCCTGAGATACCCATCCCGAAAATTGTCCTTGAGGTTGATTTGAAAGTGAATATAAATCAATGTTTAATGTCGTCGAAGTCGAAGAATAGAGACTAGGTAAAGGTTGACTTGTATATGGGTTTTGTGGATATATTTCAGTAGGAGCATTATATGGACCGTCGGCATGATTTGGAGATGCTACTCTAAAAGTAATGCCAGGTTTAGTAAGTACCCAATTATTTGTGCTGGATGATTTTTCATAACCAATTACAGTTTCTCCTACTCTGAAAACTCCAGATCTCATTTCAATTTCTAATAATTTTGGTGTACAGAATCTTGTTACGTTAACACCATCGAAGAAAGCATATAATTGAGTAGAGGGTTTTACTCTTTTTCCAATCCAAGTAACGTTACGAGATCTCATAAATGGAATTAGATTTCTGCTTACAGTTCTATCACCAAGAGAAGTTCTATCAATTTGTTCTACAACAGATGTTCTAGTTCCCGTTCTAGTCGAAGTTCCTGTTAACGTAGTAGTTCTAGTTGTATCTGCCCAAGTATTAACTGTTGCTGTTCCGAAAATAGGTTCCCAGGTTCCGGTTGCTCCCTGCCAACCAATCCAATCTCCACCGCTAGTTGTTGTTCTTGTTCTGGTTGTATCTACAAAACTAGATCCTGTCCAAACTGTCTGCCAAGATCCCCATACCGTTGGTGCTAGTCCTGTTTGTGGATTTACTCCAAATCTTCTTGAAGCATCTGCCATTACAGAAGCAAAATTACCTTCGGCATTAATTGTTCTTGCTTCAAGTCTTTGTGTAGATACCCAAGTATCTGATGATGGGCTAAGTTCAAGAACTCCTTGCCAAAAAGTAATAACAAATGGTGTTACATTTTCAGTTCGAGTAGCATATTTTTGTTCCAACCACACAACTTCGGAGTAATCCAAAGTAACTATATCTTTATTTTTTCTAATATTAATGCCAGTTGGTGCGGTATATTGAATATCTGGATTTTGTTGGGAAGAAACAAATTGAGTAATTGTACTTCCTATGGAGGCAACTGGTGCCGCTGTTATATCTAAAGAGTTTGTATAATGTGCTGCTCTTAATTCATTTGTTTTTGGATCAATACTATTTTTAATTTCAACTCCATTTTCTTGAGCGACAAGAGAAGTAAAATTATCAACAAAGAATCCAGATTTAAATTTATTAAATCCATCACCATCTGAAATGAAAAGATTTTCTGTTTTTGTTTCTAGTAAAGATAGTGAAGTGTAATATTCGAGATTTTGAATTCTTGTTTCAAGTTGTCTGATATCAGACATTTGATATCTCTTATATTCTAAGAACTTGAAGTCAACATCGCTTATATTGTAGAGATAAGCTGGAATGTTAGCAGTTGCTATTTCAATAGCGTCATCTACTAAAATAGGTCTCTCTGGATTTTCAGAGGGAACTCCATATTTAATCTGAAAAATTCCATCTTTTGTCAAGAAAATTCTATCAATTCTTGGTAGATAGAAAGAGTAATCCAATATAATATCTTCATCCGATGCTAGGATGTTGGCAGCAGAATTTCCGTTTTGAGTAAATGTTCTTCCATAGAACTCAAGGGGAGATCTTGCGCCTTCAGATACTGTATAATTTGAAACTCTAGGCCTAATATCTATGATATCGCTATTTCTAACGCCATCAAAAAGTTGAATATCTTTTTTATAATCAAAGTTGGTGTATGAATCCACTGTAGTGATGTCTCCATCATCAGAAGAATCATAATATGTACTCGAAAAATAAATTTTTAATTTTCGAGTAGGAGCTTGAGCATCTGATTTTCTCTTAAGATATCCATAGTCATAGAAAAACTTGTTCTGTCCGATTCCATAAACAAATTTTCCAGAGATACTTGTACTTGGATTTTCAATTGTTCTAATAACGCATTGAACTCCACTTTCCTGGCAAGTAACAGTTTCACCTTCTCTAAAAGAAAGTTCATTCTTAATTAAAAATGAAATCTTTGAATCGTCAATAACTTCAGCTACAATAGCTGATGCGTTACTTGATTCTCCTACAAATATTTCTCCAATAATTAAATCAGTTGTTCTTCCACTAGGTCCATTAATTGATGAAAAAATTATGGTTGGAGCTGATGCATTATTTTGATCAAAAGATTCAAAAATATCGTGGAATTCTACAATATCGGGACTATTTAAAGATATTACTTCATCCTGAACTCTTGTCCCATATGGATAGTTTCCATATTGCAATCCATCATTTATCGTTGTAGATCCTATTCCAGAATAAGAATACTTTGATTTGTCAACAATGATACTTGAAACTCTATTCTTTCTTTTTACTTTTGCCTTTACATTAATTTTTCTTAAAGTGGCAACCAAAGTTGCTCCTGTGTTGTCTGATCCTAATCCATATATCTGAAGTTCTGTCCCACCATTAGTGATTTCAAATTTATCGGAGGTTAAAACTTCATAACTACCATCAGATCTCACCAGAGTATATCTCTCCTCATCAAATGGTAAGAAAGTTTCATTAGTCCCCGAAACAAGTATAGTAGATAATCGATTTCCTAAAATATTTACTTTATAAGTTTTTCTTATAGTTAAGGTTGAACCATTTAAATTTACTGATGCAATATTTCTCTTTGGCAGTCTTGTGTAAAAACTATTATCCGAAGAAGAATCTAAATTAGTGGAAATTAATTGAAGATCAGATACAGTTGTAGTTGCTGATGGCAATGTTGATGAATTAATTCCTGTTACTGATTGTATAGATGCAATTTCAAAAGAAGTATTTCCAACACTAACTACCTTTGCATAAATTTTATTCGGGTAGTTAACATCAGTATATGAAATTAAATTATTATTTTTGATTAAATTTCCTGGGAAATTTGGGTTGGAATCAATAACAGTGCTAGTGTTTAAAACATAACTGATACTTACTGCAGCACCAATAGGCATAGCAGAAACATTTGTAAATGTAACTGCGATACCAGGAACGAGAGAAGAAGTATTGAAGAATGTTACAGCAGCACCTGCAGAAGCTGTATATGGAGTTGTATTTGCCGCACCAATAGTTATAAATGTATTTCCAATTGAAGCAACAGGAACAAAAGTTAATGCGATTCCAACTCCAGATCCTACAGTTACAGAACTTCCAATAGAAATTCCTGCTGTAGATCCGATGAAAATATTAGTATCTCCTGCATTAAGTGGAAGAGTTAAACTTGTTCTTAAAACAGACGCTAAACCTGCAGTAAAAGCTGCGCCAACGATTACATAAGTATTTCCAATTCCAGTAACAGGTCTATCTCTAAATTCACCAAAAGATCCAACTGTAATAGAACTTCCAATTGCAACCCCAACATCTGTCAGAGATGCACCAACTCTTCCCGAATCAACGAAAATAACAGTGCTTCCATGAGCAGTTTGAAATCCAATAACAGTATTTAAAGTTGTTCCTCTAGAAGTAAAAGCTGCTCCAATATTAATTGCTGGAACTAAAGTGCCTGATGAACCTAAGGTAAACCCAATTCCCGTAATTGGAACGTTGGTAAATGTTTGTCCAGATCCAATTGATACAGAATTTCCTATAGAAATGAGTCCAGTATCAGTTAAAAATATGGTTTGAAATCCTACAGGAACTGTATCTTTAATTGTTGTATTAATATGAACAACATTTCTAAAATATTTTGATGGAGCTATAGTAGAAAGCCCCACGTTATATTTTGTATATTGGACAACATCTGCTGTAAATGTTGATCCAATACCAACGATTCCATATACGGATTTTACGTCAGAAATATTATAAGTAGTTACTGCAATAGCAACTCTGGTATTTTGTATTCCATCAAAAATAAAAGATTCATTTGGAACAAAATCTCCAGAAACATCATATAAACTTAAAGTCTTACCATTCGTTACAGAATCCTTCAAAAATCCTTTTGCACCACTATTTTCACCCTGAACAAATGTTGGTGCTCTTAGAGTAATAGGCTCATTTAAGGTTATTTCAGTCGTTGTCTGAATATCATATAAAGATATATCCCATTGATTTAGATTAGTATTATTTAAATCATATGATCCAGATTCTAAGTTAAAATCATATACTCTTGCAACTCCAATTTCTTTTCCGGGAGCAATTGTTGACGCAATTCCTGGAATTCTAATATCTCCTACTCTAGAATCTCTAAGACTTAAAACATAAGTATTTCCGACTCCAATTTGTGGAGATCCATAAACTCTATTAAGTTTTAATGTGGAACCTGTGCTATAAACTACGCTCTGATTCTTTAAAGTTTGAGTGGTTCTTGTTTTAGGAAATTCTAAGAAAGTGTCAGTATTATTCTCTACTTCCCACCCACGAATTATTGCTTTTCCTGGAGAAACTTTATAGATTCCAAGATCTTCATTTGGAACGTTTCCGCTTGGTGTCAACTCTGATGGAGCAAAAATTCCTTGATTTCCTCTATAATCATTTAAAGACTCTTTTGCGTCAATGGTGTATGGTTTGATATAATAATCACCCATTTCATTCCAAGTTCTTCTTGCTAATTCATCAATAAAACGAGTAGATTCATTTACTTTGTTTGAGGTTAATCTACCATTTCTTACAATACAAAGTTCAATAAAATTTGCATCATTAAAATCATCTATTGCCTTTTTAAATAAAGCAACTGATATTGAAAGTCTATCTGCACCTGGGGCAGCATAATTAGTGAACCCCTGTGCATTATCATTTAGAGTTTCATCAATATCTGAATTTACAATTGTTTCTGTAATATAAAGTCCTATTCTGTAAGTTGGAGTATTTGTATATTGATCTAGTATTAATGTTTCATCATTTACGGGTATAAATTGTCCTCTAATAAAATAAACCCCATTCGTAATAGTGAAAGCTGATCCAACTGCTGTAGATTCGAATGGAATAGTTGTTGCAAATGGACTTCCAGACGGAATTACAGTATTTCCTAGCAGTCCTGAAGAAATTTCTTCCTCTGCAATTAATGTTTCTCCATCTAAGAAAGTTTTATTGGAATTATTTTGTGTTGAAGATGAAAGATATTGAATGTATAAAGTCGAATTGCCCTTTTCAGACTCTGTTGATAGGAGAGAATTAACTACTACTGCAGAAACTCCAGACGTTTGTCCTACAATTTTTACACCCTGTAACTGTTTTATGTAAGAGTCTACAGGAATTCCTAAATATGAATTACTTAATTGAATACAGTCATATGTCCCAAGATATGCAAAATTTCCAGGGATAACTTTTGCACCTTCTTTGTATATTGATAAACCAAACTTTTCTATTTGGTTTTGTAGAATAGATTGTAAAGTTGTTAATTCTCTAGCCTGTACAGGATATCCTGGTTTAAATAATACCTTATAGTAATCACTATTTGGATCAAAATCGTCAAAATATGGTGATACATTAAGGTTTGTTTGTTGGGGCATGACTGTTTAGAATTGCAAAATAACTTTAATATCTTCTTTTTGATTTGCAGATCTTGTGATCGCAGGTCTATTGTCAATGTAAATTATGTTTCCAGAATACTTTTTGACTTCTGGATCTGATATTCCGGCAGTGAATGACTGTCCCAGATAATATGTTCTATTATTTATTACTGTTGATATACCACTAAAACTTGTATCGATAGATAATGGCGCTGTTCCACCAGTAATGAATAAAGATCCGCCTGTCGCTGGAGATGATGTAAATTCTACTAAATCATATCCGTATTGAGTAACAGATTGTCCAATTCCAAGAGTGCTAAATCCTGCAAGAGTTTTATCTTGCCAATATTTTAAAACTCCCGTTATTTGATTGTAACTTACAACTTTTCCAGATGCTGTTATGCCAGTTCCAACTGTTTGAGTAATTGTAGAATCACCGGTAAATGAGACGGTGCTATATCCAGCTCCAACTAACTTTAAAGCATAAACTGCGCTTGCCTTATCATAGGATAATAAAGATCCTCCGGGAACTAAAGGATTTTCTACTACTCCAATTCTGGCAATTTGATTTCCTGTAATAAAATCTGGATTTTCTACATCATTTTCAATTCTAGAATATAAAAGAACATTATATGCACCAAGTTCTCTATAGATGTCTTTTCCATGTCCACCTTTTGGTGGAACAATAACGTCAAATGTTGGTGTTGTCGTTCCAGTTGGCACATTTCCTGAAACTAAATCAACAGTTCCATAGGTATAACCAGATCCTTGATTGGATACAGTAACTGATTCAACTTGTTGATCATTATTAATTACAATTGTACATTCTGCACCTGAACCATTGCCTTTGATTGGAACTCTTGTATATGTCCTATTTGCAGTTCCTACTCCAACTCCTCTGTTTGTAATTGTTATAATTTTAATTCCACCATCAACTGCATTATCTCTTACGGGTGCAACATCAGAGTTTGTTTCCCAATTGGTTGGGACTGGCATATACTCTGTAGAATCAAACTTGATTAGATCTCCAGGTTTAATAGTATAAAGATATTTCCAAATATATCCATCACCACTACTGCCAGCAGATTTTGGTTCTAAATCTGTGAATGTTGGTTCATCTAATGATGGTTTGCCATTAGGAGTTTCGGGAGTTGTTCCATTCTGAAGGCAGATATAAACTCTATAATCGCTGTTTAAAATAAAGTAAGAAGCAGAATATAAATTAGTAGATCCAGATACTTTTGCAGTGTTTGATCTACTATAATCATGTCTATACATGTCATAAGTTGTTCCAGAACTCCAGGTTCTTTTTGGAACAACTTGCCTTACATCATTATTGTTTATTTTTTTAAGAGCAATAATAGAATCCCAGCAGTCAGTTTCCTCAAGAAAACTATCTCTTGGTGCAGGAGGACTTGTGTCCCAACTTGCCTGGATATCATATGGATTTGGTAATCCAATGAACGTATAATAAGAATTGTTAGATGTCGTAATGCCAGAAATAAAATTCTTGGCATTTAGTATTCTAATTTGATCTGTTATAATTGCTGCCATTTTACAGTTTTTTATCTATTTATTGAGTTACTCCAACACCAGCACTTCTTGTTAGAAGCATCGCTTTCCAACGACTTCCTCTAAGTGGGGTTATTGTTCCAGTATTTGTTGTATTCAGAGTTAAAGTATTTGCGTTATTTGTTCCATTTTCAACAATTACTGATATTTTTGTGTAATGTGTAGCAGCATTTAACGTTAACGCTAATGAAGTACTAGTAGTTGCACCACCGACAACAGATACTAACTGAGGACTCGCTGCCGTGTTTGTTGAAACTCCAGTTACAGGAGTTGCAGTCAGTATTGCACTGACATATGATGGGGCAAATGGTGTTGACAGTGTAAATGTTGTGATTCCAGTTGTTCCTTTTGTAAAGTACAGATCAAAATCAATTTCATATACACCATTTCCGGTGAGGGGAATTAATCCAGGATCAAAATAGTTTATTGATCCAGATACTGGAGATTGTGCTGCTCTATTTGCATTGAGTCTAAAAGAACTAACTGTTGGAATAAATCCTCTACCTGTTGTTGTAACTCCAGTCGCATAATAATTTTGTCCATCATATTCAATTGCTCCTAAAGTTCCGTTACCAGTTAATAGAGCCCCTGTAGATGCGAGTTGAATGGGTGCAACAGTGCTCGTTCCTTGACTTGCAACATATCCACCAGCAGTTATAATACCTGTAGCATTAATACCAGTGGTAATACCTGCTAAAAGTAAATCACTAACTGTAATATCACCAAAGGTGCTGATTCCCGGAACATTTAATCCAGTGGTAATACCTGCAAGAACTAGATTTCCTGCGCTTATACTTCCTAACGTTGAAAATCCAGTAATGATAGAATTACCTATGACATGCAATTTAGATGTTGGGATTGAAATTCCAATTCCCAAGTCTCCTTCTAAATCTACTATTACAACAGAGGCACCAAATCCAACTTGAAGTCGTTGACTTGGGTTTGTTGTGCCTATTCCCAGATTTTCAGAAATATAAGCACCACCAGTTACTTGAAATGGTTGCGATGCGGTTCCCGTAGATGTTCCACTACCAATTAGTACAGGTCCATTTAAAAAGGTAGATACTCCAATTATCTGCAAATCTGTAAAAGTATTTGGAGCTGCTTGAACGGCAGATTCAATAGTTGCTGTTGTTGTGGCATCTAGAGAGGAAATATTTTTAAGTTGTCCAGATGAACTTATAATTTCTGTTGTCCCTAATTTATATGACTGTGCGCTTAAATCTCCAAGCACTTCAAATTTTGATTTTGGATTTGTTGATCCAATTCCAACATTAAATGTGGTTGCAGAAATTCCAATAACAGTACGTCCAAATCCAACTGACAAAGATGTGTTTGGACCTAAAGCACCATAAATCTCAGTAAAATTTGCATTAATCTTATCCGCGCCATCTCTTAGACTATCGCCCGTCCCATCATTAGGATTAGATCCAGTATTAATTACTAATTTTGACATTATTTTTCAAAAATTTGGAGCATTTGTAATATTTATACCTTATAGTTTCTATATTTCAGCGAATTCGTTCTTGTTACAAGAGCAGATGTCTTGATCCCTGTAATTCCATTTTGATTATAGAATACAAAAGATTCTGATGCTGTAAGAGGTGAAATTGGTATTTTACCCCAACTAAAGTTTCCTACTTGAGCAACAAGTTCTGCATCAAATGTAATTATTGTAGAATCAAAAGTTATTAATGTAGAATCGAAAGTTCTAGATCTGAAATCATAATTGTTTGTAGTGTTAACATTTACAACCACTTGTCTAACATAGACATTTCCAAATCCTATTACATTTTTTAATCCAGTAGTTGCAGATACAACTTGATATACATTATCAATAAATGTTGTTCCAATTCCAACTATAGATCCATTTGATCTCAAAGAATTAATATTAGTTTGGAATTCTATATTTGAATCCGATAGTACAAAATAGTCTCCTGTAGAAATTCCACTGATTGTGATTGCACTTCCAACAATCGCATTACTTCTTAATACTGAATCTGGTGGAATATAAAAATCAAATCTAATTCCAGTAGATGCAACTCCTACAATTGATGTGCTTGCAAAACCAACCACCACTCCAAAATCACCCTGATAAGAAATACTAGAAAGTTTCTTGATATTAATTTTGGGTGGTTCAATGAATACAACTGGGGGATTAGTAAATGTATATCCAGTTCCAGGGTTTGTAATTGTAACTGAGGTTACAATACCAGATGTTATAGAAGCAGTAGCAGTAGCAGTGGTTCCCAGTCCAACCAATGAAGCCAATGAAGTGACATATGTCGTAGCTGGATTAGAAATTCCAAACCCTAATGGATTACCAATGCTTATTGTAGGAGCACTAATATATCCAGATCCCCCATTCGAAAGCACAATATTGCTAATCGTGCCGGCAGAAGAAACAACAGCGGTTGCCGCAGCAGATACTTTATCTTCTTGAGATGATAGGGTAATATTATTTTGGAAATTAAGAGAAATCGTATTTTCGTTATATGGATCAAAGAATGATTTAACACTCTCAACATAAATTACCGTAGATCCCGCGCTTACAGTTTGAATAACATTAGTTGCTGGATAAATGAATGGTTCGTAAAGATCTCTATCTTTTGCAATTTCTTTTTCGTTAACAATTTTATCTTCAGTTTGTTTGCACCAAGTTACGGGTCTTGATAATGTTTCATCGGATGTATTGCCAGGTCCAAAATAAACAGTAGTATCTACTGTGTTCAAAGATGTAATATCAATTACAGATCTGTAATTTTCTTGTAAGAAACTTGATTGTCCCAAGTATGAATCATATCCAATTGTCAATTCATCCCCTATTTTAACGGTTTCTATGATATCTCTATCAATAACATCTATGGAACCTGTTCCTTTATAGAACAATAATTTCATCGAATCTCCAATTTTTGGAGGTTCTGTAAATGTTATTACGCTACCACCTTCAAATTCATATGCCTCTCCAGGTATTTGTAATACGCTATTGATGAATAAAAGTAGAGTTGACTTAATATCAATTTTAGATCCCTTAGAAGATCTAATAGATAAAATTTCTCCATTTAATTTTATTTGGAATTTTCTTCTTGCTCCATCAAATTCATTGCTAAAATCGTCAAGAACTGCAAGTTCTCCAATACTCCAAGCAGCAAATTTATCTTTATAAACAGTGTCAATAGTTATATTGAATTCTCTGAAGTTTGGATTTGATGTTGTTGGAATACCTGTTGTACCTCCAATAGCAACGGTTAAAGTTTGTCCCTCTTTATAAGCATATCCAAGATTGCTTAGTTGAAAATCAATTACACTCGATCCTTGTCCTACAACTATGTCCACAGTCGCAGATGATCCATTTCCAGAAGAACTAGATGAATATATCAGGGGAATATTCGAATATGACAATGGAGAATCAAAAATAACCTGAGGTGGATTTGAACTTGTATATCCAATTCCTGGATTTGTTATTGCAACTCCTATGACATTTCCATTAACAATTGATGCAATACCAACGTAAAAAATATTTGGAGTTTCTAAGGATGAAGTTACAACACCAACTCTTACTGTTTGAATACCTGATCTGTATCCAGATCCAGTATTTCCAATACTGATGGATTGAATGGTTCCTGCAACAGAAACTATCGCAGTTCCTCCAGCAGCAACGAGTGGTTGATATCCAAAACCAGCCGTTGATCCAACTGAAACTAAAATACCACCTTTTGGCAAAGTTCCGACATTAGGATCATAGGAAACTGATGACGCTGTACCAGTAAAACGAATTGAACTTATACCTGAACTTTCAGATAAAGTATAGTCATAAATTAATCCTGGACCTTGGAAAATATCATTGATTAATACAATAGCATTTTCTGTGGAAAATCCGGTAACATTTGATTTATTTGATGTTAAGGTGAATAATTTTTTGGTGCTATCAAATTCGGAAGAAATATCATCAAAAATGTAATTATTATAATAAGCCTCAATAGATGAATTTGGATATGCAGATCTCAAGAAGGATCTTCCATGAAACTTAGATCTAGTTGTAATTCCCACATAATCTCTTTGATCTGGTGGATTTGTTGAAGATCCTATAGGTATATTTCCATATGGTGCTTCTACAAAATTAAGTGTATTTCCGACAATATTGTAATTTCCACTTACTTTTGTAATCAGAGATCCAGTTGAATGTCCAACAACTTCTGTTCCCATCCAAGGTCTTTGAACAAGAATTGCATTTGTGCTGCCAATACCAACACCTCTGATTTTCATTATTTCATCACCAACTCGAATTAGATCACCGCCAACAAAAGAAGTTATTCCTGTAAAATATAAAATATCATCTGAAATGAAAATATTTTTACTCAAACTTGAAGTTATTGCAGTTGATACAATTGGAGATTGAATTATATTATCGAGAGCAATTATAACTTTTGAATTTTGTTTTCTAGCAGTGAAGAAATGCGTTCCTACTCCAGATATAAAATCAAAAGTATTTGGTGGATCTGCTAAAGAATCTGCTGCTGTTGGAGATAACTTAAGTTGAGTTTCACTTAATTTAACAACAAAAACAGAGGAAGGCAATTTATCTGTAGTTCCTATTCCAGCTATAGATGTTGTTCCAATTCCTATTGCTAAACTTGTTCCAGCTCCAGGGTTTGTATAAACTACTTCTTCTCCAGTTACAAAGAAGTGATTGGGTAAAGTAATTATATTTGTGCTGTAGTCTATATCTGTTAGAGTATAAAAGTCTTTCTTGAAAATTGGAATTGATTTATAAGTCAAATCAAAATCTCTCTTTAAATCTGTAGCTGAGGATCGATACAATCCATATTGAGTCTCAATGGATGCATTGGAAAGATTAATGACAGATTCTAAAGGACTGGTTTCTTCAAATTTTAGTAGACTTACAAATACTCTTACTTCTACATCAGTATTTGGTATTGGGGTAAATGTTAGTTGAGTATTTGTACCAGAAAGATTTACTCCAACAGTACCAAGTCCTGAATTGGTTTGTAAGTCAGCGTATTCGACATAATATGAATCAGTATCACTGACAACACTAACAATTTCTGAGAGATATACATGTCCAGTATTTTTATTAGTTGCCTGTAAAACATAATACGCTCCACCATAAGTATTTTCGAATGTCCCAACAACATTTTGTGTTGGTGATGGTGAGGAGGATATAGAAATATAATTTGATTTTATTCTTGCATATTGTAAATCATATGTTCCTATACCACTTGTGTTAGTATTTCCAATTGCAATGTTTAAACTATTAACTGTAACTCCAATACCAGCGTATGGAATAAAATCAATGTTTAAATTAGATCCAGAAATATATGGGAAAAATGTACCAATAGTTCCACTTGTATAAAAACTCAAGTCATCATTAATTAGAGAACCGTACTCTAAAAATTCAATTTGAGATCCATTTCGAATAACATTATACTCACTAAAGAAGTGTTGTCCACTATTCCCAATAACATTTACAATACCTTTAGCTGAAGTAAATGAAGATGCAATACTAATAACACTGCAAGTAGATCCTACCGAAGATGTAGAAGATTGTGTAATTATTTTAACAACATCTCCAAGATCAGTTGATCCAATACCAGAAAGTCCATCTGTTAAGTTAAAAAATAAACAAGTAACATCATAATCATTGAATTCAAAGTTTGTGGGATAAAAATTGATAATACCTTCGTTTCCATCAATTTCAAAATCAAAAGATCCCATATCATAGCTAGTTTCAACTCTTGCATATTGATTTAAATAATTAAAATATTCATCCTTAAGGAAATCTAAAATCAATACCTGTCTTTGATTTACATATCTTTTATCTCTAACTAAAGTTACAATCTTTTTAGAGGTAACTCCTTCGAGAGAAAATCTTGCAACTTCTCCAAATCTTTTTACTCTAACGTTACTATTAAATTGATCACTTATATCATCAATCAAAAGAACTCTATTTCCAACTGATTCTGAATAATCAGTTAAAACTTTATTATTAAAGATAATTTCATCTGTAACTATTCTTCCGTCTATGTTTAAAACATTTTCTTTAACCATATCATAGTCAAAGAAGCAATTTGTATCAATCACAGAGTCAATATTTACAATCACCTCTACGTCTGGAGCATTAGATGGAATTTCAACAATCATAGATTGCTCATCATAAAAAGGTAGTGCGGATTCCATTTGGAGATCTGCAAACTTTTTAAATCCTGCAGTATGGTTTAGTGTGCTTACAACATCTTCCCAAGTATCAAAGGCAACTTTTGATTTTAAGGAATATGAAAAATTTTGATAGTATTCATTATCAGGTATTCTCTGAAGGATATCATTTAAAAATCCTGTTTCATTTTCCCAACCATTCCTAACTTCAGAATAATAATTTAAATTATATGAAGAATCAAAATCATTTACAAAATTGATTAATCCAATAGATCCAGAAGTTACCCCTCTAACATATGTCCCTGGATAAACTTTATCTGTAGTACTAATTCTTATAGTACCAGTTTTATTGTCCCAATCTTGGACAATACCCGACATGGCAGTTGCTGCAATTGAAACAATCGGTTCTCCATTAAAGAAATCGGTTGGTTTTATTTTAACTGAAAACTGTGGTTGACTCTTTTCGGCAATTATTTTTCCTGAAGAATTTAATGGATCAAAAGTTCCTGGAACTTCTCCTTCTTTTATAAAACCCTCCAAACTAAAAGTTACAATACCAATACCACCTCTATTTTCGGCTACAGACAGAATTTTGAAAAATTCATATCCATAATTTTCTGAATTATATCCTTTTCCAGTTGATCCAACGCCAACACTAACATTTTCAATTAAAATTCTGTCATTAGTAGCAAAGGGAAAAGATTCCTCTGTACTAAAACCAACAGAGAGAGTTACTGCTGCAGTTTTATTCGCTGAATTATATCTAATTGTAGAAATTCCAACACCATTTGAATTTCTAATTGAAACTATTCTAGGTGTTACATTGTTTATGCCGCTGGTATTTCTTAAAATAGTTACTCTTCCGTCCCCAAGCTCATATCTTAAGTCCACATCAGGAACAACTTTTTTAGTTTTTCCATCTAATAAAATTAATTTTGGTGCTACTGTATATCCTCTCCCAAAAGAAGTTACTCCAATAGTATCAATTGTAGCAAAAGTTTCAATTTCGCAAATTTGTGGGAGTTTAGTTGTTGGACTCAGAGTTTTATCCGAGGGAAAATCGAATCCGATATTCTCTATATTAATTGTTTTAATATTTCCTATTGATTTGCTGTAAGCTTTTAAGAAAGCTCCCGTCCCATTTTCGGTAATTAAAACTGTTGATATTCCAGGAAGAGAGTAATAATTATTTCCCTTATTTTTTATTGATAATTCACTGATAGATCCACTTGCATTTGAAGAAGTTGTTTGATAACTAATTGTAGATGTTGAAGAGATATAAGAAGAAGACTCTGGTTTTACTGATAGATTATAAGTGAAATCAGAATTTGATGTAGATGTAACTTTATAATTTCCATTATATAAACTTTCATTAATATTGATTTGATTATTAGAAAATACAGAATCATCTATTATACTTTCTTTTTTTTCTATAGTCGCTAAAGATTCATTAATTAAATCTAACTTGTAATAAAGCTTTTCTGGAACGTTTTTATTTACTGTAAGAGTTACCCTTGCATCGGTTGAAATTCCGACAACACCGTATTTTTTAACCTCAAATTGATTTTCCCTTTGTGTTGAGTCAAATTTTTTGGTAAAATTAGAATCGGTATAAAAATTAAATTCAAAAATTGGAAATCTTTGTGACTGATTAGATACTGAAAGAGAATTATCTGAGAGGCTGAATGTAATTGTCGAATCTCTATATACTTCTAGTCTTGGATTTATTTGTGATAGAGTTCCATCAAATCCATTAGTAATTTTTATTGGTGTTGGTAATAAGCTTATAGATTCTTCATAAGATCTTGCAAGTTTAAATTTATCTTTATCTACAAAAATTACGTAATAAATTTCATTGTTAACTAATCCATAACTTGTTCCATTACAATTATGAATTAATTTTTGTCCATTGTAGAATCTATGATCAGATATTGTAATTTCTGATGTCTGAGTGTTAATCCCAGCCGCAACAAAATCTTTGGGATCAATTACCAATCTTCTATTATAATCATTATATCTTACTGCAAATGATGTTGTTAGAGATGGATTTACATCTATAAAAACTTCATCTTCATTTCTTAAACCATGAGTTTGAGCAGTTGAAACTGTGACTAGATTTCTTTGCAGTGATCCGCTCAATACATTTGAATATACTGTTTTAAAACTATGATACGTTCCTGTTCCAATTCCAGTAAAATACAGTAATGAATCATTTTTAGTTGTAGATGCAATTCCAACAAAAGAACCATTCGTCCCTATACCAAGCCTCACTGTAGAAATTCCAATCAAATAATCATTAATTTTTGAAACATAAACTAATGACTGATCTTGCAGAGATTTAAATACTACACCATTTGTAGAAATTCCTATAGGACTTCCTGTGTTTGTGTTATAAACAACAGGATCTCCAGTATTCAGGTTGTGTCCTGGCAAATAAATAGTCTGTATTGGAATGTAAATTTGAGTATTTCCTGCTCCGGGATTTGATATAGCAACTGTGGTGCCAACACCAACTAATCCTAATCCAAGTGACTCTGTTGGATCAAAATAAAACTCTCTATTGATTTTAAAATCAAACGTTGTTTTATAACCAACATTAATAGAAAGTTTTCTTTGTATTTGATAAGCAGTTGTTGTGCTAGTATGGGCAGATGAAACGTTATTATAAGCTCTTAGTGCTCTAATTCTAGATGTTTTATTATCAATATTTAAAACTTTTACTTGTTCTGATCCGATTGCAATGATATCATTTTCACGAAGAGATGGGAAATTGAAGTTTCCGGAGATATTAAAGAAAGTTACTAATCCAGTGATTGTAGATGAACCGATATCAGAGTTTAAGATATAAACATCACCAGTAGAAACTCCAATAGGATAAGATCCTTGAATGAGAGATGATGTTGTACTTAAACCAGAAACTGTTACAATATCACTATTGTATAAATTGTGCGGAGATGGTGAAAATGCGGTAAACTTTCCATCTCCTCCAAGAGGATAAAATTCTACATTGGATATAGTACTTGAGGCTACGCTTATATAATTTACATTTTTTCCTAAAATTTTTGAAACTCTTACATCTGCGCCATATCCACCAGTATCAGATTCTAAAAATACCAGTCTATCGCCAACTTTGTAATTATTTCCTCCTGTTATAATTCCAACATTCTCTATAAATCCAGGAGAAGCATACTTAATAAAAGACTTTTGATTTAATTCTGTTGGAATATTTACATAATCATATTCACTTGTTTTACTTGTGAGATTGTAATAACGTGTATTTCTTATCCATCTAGTAAAAGTTAAGTCAACATCATCTTGATTAGAAGATTTTTTAAAATTAAACTCATTTGGTTTTGCAGAATAGTTTTTACCTACCAAATACGGAAAAATTGGT